TATCAATGATAAAGATTCATTATGGCCAATTACTCTGTCAGTCATCAGATGTCTGCCAGAAGCAATGTGAAGACTGATGTTAGAGTTCCAGCTAGATCGAGAGTAAGAAGTGTCTGACTCTAGACAGTCTAGGGAGCTGTTGGGAGCTTTGTATGTAAACTCATAATCTCTTCTGTAGTTCGTGCCACTTGATCGTAATACAAAACCGCCACCTTCTACTTCTTCGTCTGTCATGTATCCACAAATGCCCGGCTCGCCTTCGCACAATCCACTAGCCGCCAAGTAAAGCGTTCTACACTCATAAACGCATGAGGTAATTTCATTGTAAGTGTAGCTGTTGATCTTTGCTATACCACTAACAACGATATCATTAAAATATCCATCCCATTTTAAATCTTCGTTGCCAATAGAGTAGATAGTGCTATGTCTTGGCAGTATGTTACCTTGAACTGTAACTAAACCCAATGTTCCCGATGGGGACTCTGTACCAATTCCGATTGAATCTCCAGAGAAGTGAATCTTCTGATTAAGAGATTTCCATCTGTACGTATCGTGTCCAAGATCGTAAGCTTCACTCAGGTTGGGAGAAACCGCGCCAGAAACCTGAAGGGATCCGTAGTTATGAAGCGAGTTTACGCCGATGCCCATTCTAAGGGTGTCTAGCTCTCCATATATAAGAGGAACGCCAGATCCGTATAGATCAAGATCGCAAGCTGCCTCTCCGCTTACGTTGTGAGATCCAATGTATAGCTTGTAATGCTCAGTATCCCCAATATAATGACCTGCCCCATGACCAATCGCTATATTAAAATCACCGTGCTTGTTGCCATGCAGAGTATAGGCGCCAATGGCTACATTTTTATGACCATGTACATTTATACCAAGAGAAGCATAGCCTAAAGACGTGTTGTTGCTACCGTATAAGTTACAACTGTTGGAAAAAGAGCCTATCGCTGTATTTCCCGAGCCTAGGTAGTTATTACCAAGGGAAGAATATCCGTAGGCCGTATTATCAATACTAACATAGCCATCTAAATGCAACTTGCTTAAAGCGCCAGCTCCAGCCCTTGTAGTTCGGGTGTCTGGAGTTGCAAAGTTCAGCGCTGTGAGGTCACTGCCTCCAGTGAGATTATGCACTGAATCAATGATGTCTAATAGGTTTTGTCTAACATCCCTTGGGGATATCTCCTGAGTAGCGTTATCTGCTAAGTCCCTACTTATATTAGCAGCAAGCGTAAACTTGTCTTGAATACTCATATTTTATACTCTACTTGAAGCTGATTTCTAAAGTTTGATAATCAAATTTTACATTGTCGCCAGCATAAATTACGCGGGGGTTGTCTAGAGTTGCCTGCATAAGCACATTGCCTGAGCCATAAATTGAGCTATCTACTATAGCAATCCCTGAGACCCAACCCCAATCTAATAGGGCAGTATTAAATACAATTTGCCCGCTATTCTTAACAACTCCGCTACCTACCGCATGATCTGCGGCAGTATAAGACCAAGTTGTTGAAGATGGTGCACCAAGGTCTACCCTAGCATAGCCATTACTAAGACCAGCAATGCCGCTGGCACACTCTGGTATTGTGTTACCTGTGTGCGCGTCCAATGGGACGCCACTAGTCAAAGCTATGGAAATATTACTTGGCGCAGAAAGAGACTGGCCTCTAAACAAAAAATTAAGAAGACCAGACTCTAAATAGTCTGATAAAGCAGCCATTTTTTTCTCCTAAAAATCCTAAAAAAGAACGTGTTCTACTATTAGTATACACATAAAAAAAGAGCCACCCCCAGAAATATGAGGATGGCCTTTTTTGAAGCGTGGTATATGTACCAGACTTAGAATGAGCCAAGCATAACTCTTCTATTGTCCAAAACACCAAAACCAATTTCAGAAAAGCCGTAAAAACCAGCTCTTTGCTTTCGATGAAGAGCAGGGTCTTCAAAGATAGTAAGCTGTTCTTTGACAGGCATTACGAAACTGTCGCTAGAACCTTGATCCAAGCCAACTACCAATTCAACGTCAGAAGCTTGAACAGCACCTGAAAGTTGACTAGTGAAGAAGGTCTGGTACTCTTGACTTTCGCCAAGTTCATCTAGGTCGTGAAGATTCACACCAAAGATGCGAGTGATTGGAGCTCCACCTTCAGAAGCCGTATAGATTTCTCTACGTGTGACTTCGTCGATTTGATCCAATCCCCAGTTGCGTACATCTTCAAGAGCTTCAGGGCTGACGTATAGGTCAGTCAATCTTCCGCGTCCGTTAGAGGCACTGTTTCCACCGGAGTTTCTTCGCATCACGGTTTGCATCAAAGATACAAGTCGTTTTGTGAATTGTCCAGCGGTTGCGTCGGCATCATAAACAAGAACATTTCTGTCAACGCCAGCAGCCAAAATGGTGTGCCATCCGTCATCATTCATTTTCTTGGTGAAACCGGCTTCAAGAACTTGCATTGCGCGAGCAACGATGTCCCAACGAGCGTCACGAGCATAACGAAGCAAGTAATCAATACTTGAAGTAATGCTGTAGGTTGGGATCATTACGTAGTCGCCTTCGACTGCGCGTTCTGGAACACGACCATGACCGGGATTGGTATAGGCAACGTGTTCGCCTTCAGCACCGGGTGAAATAAGGTCAAGCGGGAACTCTGTGCTGGCACCGGGTTCTACATTGATAACTTCAAAGATATCACCGAGAATGTTGCCAACCAATACGCCCTTGCGGAGCGGTAGTTCCAAAGCTTTCGCGAATTCACGCTGTGCAGCTTGTGCGATAGTAAGATCAGCCGAACCGGATTTCTTCAGTAAGCCAATCAACTCATCGCTAGGTCTATTTGTAAAAGACATTATAATTTCTCCTATAAAAATTAGATTGTTAGCATTACTTAAGAAGCAAAACCGTTTGGTAGATTTACTTCGAGCTTGGCATACCCATCTTCGTCCTTATCGGACATGAATCTACCAACGATATGAACACCCGAACTATTGACATTAACTTCCGTGATGTTACCGGGCGTAATGTGATCGGCATAAGCAACGTCACCAACACTTGGTGTGCCAGTAATCGCGTTTGTTACAATCCAACCTTTACGAAGAACGGTAACTTTACCACCCTTCTGTACTTCATCTTTATGTTGATTAAGATGGGTACGGGTTAGATCTTTGTCTACTACGTCATTCATTAAAATTCCAACCGGAATATTGGCTGGAATAACTGCTGCTTTTTTCACTAGATTTACACCTTGATCCATAGCTGCACCTGATGCAGTTGTGGAGTCGTGAACTACGAGGCAACCTCGGGTAGCAGCTCCTTCATTGTAGAAGAAACTGATATCCGTTTGGAGTTCGTATCTATCTGCTTTAAGAGCCATTTTACATCTCCTGTATTAAAGAGCTAAAAATTTATTATTTACTAAAAACATCGTTTGCAAGCCAATTAGCAACGGCAGTCTTGGTTGTATCAACCTCTTCTGTCGCTTCAATTAGCGTAGCTTCTGACGTTTTTACTTCTTCAAAAGCTTCCTCTAGTTCAGCTTCTGCTTCTTCAGCTTCTTCAGCGTCATCAGCTTCTTCTGCCTGAGCTTCTACTTCGGACGTCTCAACCGTTGAGGCTTCCGAATCTTTTTTGTCATCCTTCTTACCTTTGTCTTCGTCTTTTTTGTCGTCCTTCTTTTTCTTATCGAACCAATTAAACTTGGCAACGATTGCGTCAAACGCTTCATCGCTAAGTGCGGCGTAAAGATCAAGGGACTCCTGAGCTTCTTCAGCTTCAAAGCCAGCCTCAACGAGAGCGGCTTTTCGACGGGAAGCTACTTCTTTTTGAACCATCTCAGCAACTGCTTGTTGAGAAGTTTCTAATTGTTCTTGCGACGTTGCAAGAGCGTCTTCTAATTGAGCGATCTGAGCCTGAGTGGACTTAATAGTACTCTCAAGTTCAGCGATTGCTTCATCTTTAGACTGAACACTTGCTTCAAAGTCTTCTACTGTAGATGCAAATTCTTTATCTTTTGCTTCTTCAACAGACTGCTTCATAGCTGTATTCTCTGTTTGGGCAGATGCTAAGTCTTGTTTAAGACTTTCGACCTGCTTCTCCAATAGACTGTTATTGTCTGACATTTTAAATTCTCCTATAGAAAGTTTATCACTAATGTCTGTATTAATTACGAAAGATCTGCTCTTATCTAAAATAATACTTCTTGGGTTGGCAGGATTAGAAACTAACCCCTTACCCGAAAAAGCAATATTCTTGAGAGCTCTACCAACGGTATATCCTTCAAATTGTCCTTCGCCCCCATAGGCACGCAGGTGTTTTGTCAAAAACGAAGACTCCTCATTCCTCGCAACTAGATGACCTTCTCCTTTTGGAGAAACCATCGCGTAGTCGAAGTCTGAAAAAAGGCACTCCATCGAGACAAACCACTTTCCTTCCTCTATCTCAGCTATAATATTAGTCATACGTTCCCTGTTTTCAGGGTCAGTCCAACTATTATAAAGAACAGCCTCTGTGATTATATCAAAATCACTTGGCGCATCCTCTGTGTCTGCTGAGATTTTTTTTCCTTCTTTATCTATAATATAGGCATCAGTTATGTGGCCTATAATGTCATTTTCATCATGCATGAAATTGAACTGCTTATCTTCTGGGGTAGAACGTGCGGCCCACGCGGATTCCGCCGTGAACACGTCATCATTCTTGTTCCATCCGGTTGAAACCAAAACCGACTCTAGGTAATATAGGTCGTGTTGTTCTGGATTACTTTTTCCGGCGATAAGTTTTTTGACTACTACATCTTTTTGAGCGTCAGTTTTTTGTGAAACTGAAGCCTGAGAAACGTATGCGACAGAAGCCTGAGATTTTACTTTCTCAGAAATACCATCGTTAATCTCGTTTTGATATATTTTCATGTGTCTTACCTCTAAAATAATATACACGATTTTTTTTGAAAAGTTTAAACGGGGCTATTTAGTGTGTACTCTACAAAGGAACTAATTGCAGCAGCTCTGTAATCGCTAACGCACATGTCCTCTAAAGACACACCATTTGCGACGAGTTTATTACTAAGATCATCTGGAATAGAAGACCCAGAAGCCAGTTGGATTTGGATGCTTTCCTTGTTGACGTCAGACATTGGGGCTATCGTTGTGAGGACATCCATTTTCATCTTTTCGATACTATGGACTTCTGATTTCGTAACCTGTCTAAGGTTAGATTTGCCGTTCATTCCCAAGTATGCTTCAGTAATGACTGAGGATATAGAGTCAAACGATTTGTTGGCCCACATAATTAAGTCCGCAACTCCGGGTTTTGACTTAGGTGTTTCCGTCCTCTTTTTACGGGGTTTCTTGTCTTCACTAAACTTTGGCCTGCCGCCCTTAGGGTCTTTCTTAACCTCGTTATTTTTCTTCTTCTTGTCAGTAGGCCCTGTTTTTGGATCGCCTCCGTCCTTAATTTGAGGCATCAGAGCTTCGTCTGGCATAGATGTTTCTATACCTAGATCTTGAGGTTTAACCTTGCTTTGCTGTAGGGCTATTTTCTCTAAATCCTGATCGTGCTGAGGATTGTGATAGGGGCCAGCTTTCTTGGGGGTGTCGTCCTTATCTCTATTCTTGATTTCTCTTTTAAGTCTAATTTTTTCTATAGATGGAATTTCCTTAAACCTTTCAAGAACTGTTTCGTGGGATATAATATCTCTATCTGCTAATTGCAGCAATAGGTTCTTCTCTGAGGATTCATCCGCTAGACTCATTTGGTCAAAGTGAACATAGGCGGGTCGTCTAAAGCCCATTGATCGTCGAACATGTTCTATTTCACCTTGCCAGAATTTAGTAAGCAAGTCTCTACCATACTGTAGTCTCTCCACAAGTGTTTTGAGGGAGATGTAGTTATTAGTAAAGCCGCCACCGCCACTGGCCATCCCTGTCAAAGTGGGAGGAACGCCTAATCCAGCATAAATACTATTGAGAACAGAGCTGTACTTTTCAGACCCTAGGAACTTGTATACCTGACTGTTAGACTCTGTGTAACTAAGCTCTGGGCCCCATACTAATTCCATGGTGCCTCCGCCTACATTGCTAGCAAGAATGTCTCGCAGTTTATTAATAGCAGCCTTATTTGGTAATATCTTATGGTCTAAATTACCAAGAGTCCACAATCTAATATTA